ACACCATGCCAGATTCAAACAAAGCAGAGATAGCGTTTACACGCGATATCTTATCGTTTCCTTTGCCCGGCGTATACTCCGCAACCGGAATTCCCATCTTTCTCATCTCGTAGATCAACGGAGCGCCTGCTGCCCGCTTCTCAACAATCAAAGTGTCAGGTTCATATTCCCTGTAGATCTCTAAAGCCTTGCGTTTTAGATCCGGAAACTCCATGCGTTCCTTGAATGCGTCCAAGAGGATGATGTTTGCCTTCAAATCACCATTTTTGTTTGGATGTTGGAAGACACCCCATGTGGTACAGGCGGAATAATCTGCGCGGTTATTCTTTTCAAACGCAGTATCCCAAGATTGAATGATGTATTCGCATTCAGGGGGTCGTTTTTCCTCCCAAATCATCCAATGTTCGCGCTTAATGATTGCGCCTTCCTCGGATGTGGGGTTCTGTTGGTACTGAGCTTCCCATTTAGCGACTGGAAGCTCGGCTTTTAAGGACTCTAGGGCTGTTTTAGACCAGAATCCGGGCCATAAAGGGTTCCCGTTGGGCATAATCGCAGGAAAATCTATGACTTCCCACTGATCTACGCCATCTTTATCGGAGTTTTTAAGGATCTGACCGGTTAAATCTCTCTTAGACCACCGAGTCATCACAATAATAATAGCCCCACCCGGCTGTAAACGCTGACGAGGGCCGGAAGTGAACCATTCATACACCCCATCAAACACGGCAGGGTTGGCTTGCTTGGCTTCCTGCTCAGAATGAGGGTCGTCAATGATTAAGAGATCTGCGCCCTTACCTGTAACAGCGCCGCCAACACCGATAGCAAAGTAATCGCCACCCACATTAGTATTCCAGCGACCTGCGGCCTTTGAATCGCTCGATAGCTTTGTAGAAAAAACCTTCTGATACTGTTCTGATGAAACAAGATTCCTAACCTTCCTTCCAAATCCTGTGGCAAGCTCTGCGGTGTGCGCAGTCTGGATAATCTTCTTATGAGGAAACTTCCCCAGAAACCACGCAGGCAACAGGAAGGAAGCAAACTCAGACTTGGTATGCCTAGGAGGCATGTTAATAATCAAACGCTTAAGCTCCCCGTTAGCTACCCGCTCAAAAGCATCAGACATGATCTTATGATGAGAACCCGATATGAAGATAGGCCACATCTGCGTTGCAAAGTACAGGAATGATTCCTTGCTGCGCTCTATCTTGTCCATCTCCAACAAAGCCTGAATCTTTGCACGGTTCTCAGGAGATGCCTTGGGAGCCATCTCTAAGTACTTCTTAATCTCTGCGTGGGTCAGTAGGCTCATAGACGTACCATTTCACGTACGCTAGTATCCACTAACTTAATGGCATGGAACTTATAAGGCTTGGTCACAATGTGTCCATCCGTCCTCAACCGATGAACAATCCTGTGGATGTTTGACTTAGATTTCAATCCAATACCCTTAGCTATAACCTCATAAGACGGAGACACACCATGCAACCGAATGTAAGCACGGATGAAGTCTAATACTAACTGTCTGCGTTTGCTCATTCTTTGAGTTTAAACGCAAACACGAACGTTCGCAATACCTTTTCTGAAAATATATATACCCCCGGGGGTGGACGATTGGAAAGACAAGGGGGTGCTTTCCTGTGGAATGTATTTGGGTGTGTGGATTAGAGCGTATACGCGGGAGGGGTGTCATGTCGTGCCAAGTGGGGGTCGGGTACGGGTGGGGGTACGAGTATGCCCACGTTTAAACACCCTCCTGCGCTCCTGCTACTGGTATCTTCGTTGGTGCGTTTAAACTCTTTGCGTCTACGTCTAGCACGTTGGCTTTGCCTTGCTCTAGTAACTTGATATGCCCTGCTAGTTCTCGCTTCAATTGATCTGCTGTTACTACTGCCTTGTCTTGTACGTCTGACGGTGTAAACAGCCCTGATGCTTTACCTAGCAGTTCCAGTGCTTTTAATTTAGTACCCTCTTGCTTGGCTTTCTTGCTTAGTGCTAACAGCCCCTTTAATACATACCTCTTGCTTGCGGCAAGGTCTTCACTCAGGTGTTCTGCTGTCTCCTCCCAAGCTTCTTGGAGTATGACTTTGATCCTTGGATCATTCATTAGCTTGTTTGCTGATGCACTAATACTTGCATCGCTTCCAGTGTCGTTGCCATATGCATCTCTATATGCTTGGCGTAGTGATTTCCCCTGTATAACCCCTGTAGTGAACAGTACTTGCCGAGGGCTTAGAGGCTTGGGTCTCTTTACATCTGATCCCTTATGTTCTCCATCCTTTCTTCTCTTAGGTCTCTCTGCGCTATGGGCTAACTGTTCCGCTTCGCTAAGGCTCTCGGGGCTTTCATCATCCTCGACAAAGTCATCCTCCGCCATCGCTTGCTCCAGTTCCGCCTTGTACTCAGCCTTGCTTGTCTTGCCCATGTTTAAACGCTCCATGTTTGTTAGTACCTACCAACTTTACCCTGCACCAACGCAGGGAAACGCACTGTTCGTATTATGCACAGTTTATCCACACCCTGTGCATAAGTCAAACGTTATCCACAGGAAGTTATCCACAGCTTATCCACAACCCCGAGTTATCCACAGGGTTATCCACAGCTTATACATTTGTTATACAGTGCATAAAAACAACACATGATTTGATTACCTTAGTACTACAGTTTGCATCAAAAGTAGTACGGAAAAACTGTGGCGCTTTGCCCTTTAAACGCCCTCAGTGCGTTTTTTTGACCTCCAAGCACCCTACCTCTTGACCCCTCCCTGATCGTCGATCCTGAGCCGTTCTGAGCGTTTTTTAATACTTTTCAGAAAGGTATTACTTTCAGTGCGAATTGATTACTTTGTAGTCCAAATGCAAAGCGAATCCTTACTAATATAAATACATCCAAAAACCGCCTAAAAAATATTTTTAAAATAATTGTATTCCTTGTCAACGAACGATATCATTGCAACGTTGTATGCTTGTAGACGACAATATCGTTTACACGCAAGGACTACCGCTTTGACCTGCTGACCCGTGATGGGCAAAGAACAGCAGATAGTGCAGGTCTTCTACCCTACAGGTGATCGCACCACGTAGGGCTGAAAGAGTTCAGCCTGTAGCCCACTAGGGCTACGGAGTGCGCTCTTGCACTGTATTGGAGACCCCATGAAAAAGCTTCTTACAGCCTATCAAGCTGACCCCTCATTGGCTAATGCCAAGCGTGTTTTCCTCTATGACCACAAACACGCTTTCGCTTCCATCATGCTTGACCTTGAAGATCAAGCCCTGCTTCAACAAATCATTGCACGTCACAACAAGGGAGAATGAATATGTACACCGCACAAATCGACAGGTTCGGCAACATCATTGTTTGCAAAGGTGATCGGGAGCGTAACGGCTACCGCATCTTTTTCACAGGCACTTACAACGAGTGTTTAAACAGAAAGGTTGCCGTATGAAACTCATCAGCATTGACAGAGGTTGGGGTACTCATAAAACCTTTGTAATTGAAAAAAACAATGTCGTGTATTGCGTAGAGATCAGCAATTGGCACGACAACAAAAATGAGGTGCGTGAGATGTACAGAGAGCGCAAGATTCGCAAAGACTCAAAGCTACATGATGCGCTCTGTGCCTTTGCTGAGAGCCAACTAGCTAACGCATGACATGACAGCGTGATGCCCCCTGCTCGGGGGTATTGCAGTGCAATGTCGCACTACATAGGAAACCAATTATGAAAATTTATCAGTTCTACATTTTCAAAACCCTGCTCTGCATGACAGGGTTTTTGGCTAGTGTCTTGGTTTTGGGCAGTGATTCACTGCTCTTGTTTTGGGTAGCCATCATGTCGTTGGTTGCCTCTTTAATTTTCTACTTTGCAGGGGAGTGAACATGGAATTAAACCTTACCGATGGACAAGTTGCAGAGTTGCAAGTCGCCTTAGCCACTCGCATTCATCAATTAAAAAGTGAGATTGCAAGACAGTCTCACCCTCTAATTCAAGCGAATTACCGCTTCAATTTAGAACGGGCATTGCCTGTTTACAACGCCCTCACCGCCCACATTGATGCGATAGCCCTCGCAGATGATGAGCAAGATGATGGCGACTATCACCCTTATGGTGACCCACAATCCTGACATTTCAGCGGTGAGCCTCTCGGGGTTCACCAGTGCAATGTTGCATGACCTATGGAGAAAACATGAGAGCAAAAATTTTGGTGACTTGGCGTGATAACCGCAAGCATTTTAATTATAAGTTGCCGACTATGCGCAACGAATATTGCGAGATCACTCGCACCATCACCCTAGAGGCTGACCCCTCGGGTGTTTATGAGGACGGGCAGTGGGGTTACATCACTGCCAATGGCAACAAGGTGAGGGTGTATCACTCTGACTTTGATGTACAGCCCGAGGATGCCACTTGGCAAATTTGGGGTTGAGCCACTGTTTAAACATGATAGCGATACCCACTTGCAAACGGTATCGCTTTCGTTTACACTTACGTTATTGAATTTTTAGCGGTGAGCCTTACGGGGTTCACCAGTGGAAATTCCCACTGCAACCTAGTGAGATTACTATGTCCCTCCCCATCATCTATACCGCCCGTGAAGACTGGTTAACAGCCGCAATTCAAGAATTGAAACCGTTCTTTGCCATCAATGGTTTGTCAATCAGCGACAAGATCAGAGTGTCTTGCGCACTCCCCTCCAATGCTAAACGTACCAACTTCAAATCAGTTGGCGAGTGCTTTCCCAATACGAACAGTGGTGACGGTCACTATGAAATTTTCATCAGCCCCGTGCTTGCTGAACCCGTCAAGGTCTTTGAGACCCTCATTGCCATGTTGTGCCATACCGCTAAGGGTGCGCTCAATCACGGCAAGCCTTATCAAAAGATAGCCGATGCCATGTTGCTGTTACCCAACGGCACTCAGTCAGCCCGTTACAAGTCGGTGACTCATGGCGGTGCATTCGTTCAAGCCTACCAACAAATCATCGATTCCCTCGGTGCATACGTCCACGCTGAACTGTCAGCCTCGGTTGGCAAAAAGCAAGGCACTCGGATGCTACTTGCTAAGTGCCCATCATGCGGCTACACCGTGCGGCTCACCAACAAGTGGGCGTTTAAACATGGCAACCTCAACTTGCCAATCTGCCCCAATGAGGGCGATACCCTCGCATTGATTTGAAACC